GCATCATTATCATGTCGGCATAGTCGGGAGAAAACCCGTGCTTTGCTTTGATGTCTTCCTTTCGCGTAACGGTCTTCTTTTTATCCTCGTTTGACGTATCTCTGATGATGTCAAGTTCTTTGATAATCGTATCTCTTTCGCGGTGGTCGTTGATGTGTACGCGGTTCATCCTGACGTACTCTGACAACTTAAAATAGCACTCCGATTTTAAGTTCGCGTAGTGACTCTTGTCAATTGCTGATGACCCATTGAGAAACTCGCGGCATTTCAAAATACCTTTGACTCCGATTCCGAGTCCGTCACTATCAACTATGACGTTGGTTAATGGAACCTGATGATCTTGCGCCAACTGTCTCAAAATGGTTGCAACTTCATGGGGGAACTTGTGCCGGAATTCGTGTATTTTAATCAGGTTCAATCCCTTCCAAATACCGATAACGGTTCTATCATCTCCCATTGCCGCGGGATCGCAGGTAATGTACATTTTACCTTCTCCCTGGGTGTCGTTGAACATTTGAAGCAGCGCGTCGTATTCAAATAACCTGTCGGGGCTTTGGTCAAAATCCCAATCACCTTCAAGTAGGCGTTTGCGGTCCTTCTCCGGTAGTCGTGCCATCTTCGCTTCATATACCGGGTCCGGATTAATCGTGTTGTCTTTTATTGTAGCTTCGATAAATGCCTTATGGACCGGAAGTGTGCCGTCTTTATGTTGTTTGTAAAACTCCGGGTATATCCAAGTGTGTGAAGGGTTACAGGTCAATAGTCCTTTTGGCCGGCCACCGGGTAAATTGTAACGGACCCGGCTGTCTAATATCTCTACTGCCTTTTTACTGATCTCTGCAACTTCATCCAAAAAATAATCGGTCAATTCAATGGATCCGAACCGGTGAAAATCCGGATCGCTCGGACTGTCTTTCATATCCATGAGCAGAATCTCGGACCCGTTATTGAACCGAATAAAATTATATTGCCCATTGTAGGTATAGTCACGGTCCACCTTCAAACCAAGTTCATCGGCTATGGACCAAAATCTTTTCATTGTGGAAAGTTGCAGGTTTTTTAACTCATGCCTCCCGATTAATCCGCGAGTGTTTGGATATTTCAATCTCCGGACTATCTGCCAATAACAACCAAGCCAACTTTTACCGGAATAAACACCTCCGCCATATAGGACCTGTTCAACCGGGCTATCAACACTCAGGGATTCAAGTGCCTTTTTTTGCTTTTCGTTGAATGTAGGTGATATAATCCGGATTGAATCGCTCATAACAACCCCCGAAGATACTCAACATCTGCCTGAGATAGATCAACTTGTTTGTGTTTCCTTTTGATAGAATCCATTGAATTGAGATCGTGCTTTCCTTTCAGCATGGTTACACTTCCATTAAGCGGGCAAATCTCCCCAATTTCAGCGATTAACTGCTCCGCCCCTGTCTCACATCCTTTTCTTGCGTACGGTTCGAAATTGACGACTTGCATCGCTTCGTAACTAAAACAGTTTATTCCCGGAAGTAGTTTGAGTGGTATCTGATACTGAAGTTTCCAAGATGTCACGATATTATTTCGGTACATTTCCACACAGAATAGTTTCTGATCCATCCCCACCCCTGCCATTTTTATTCCCGTGGGGTCAAGTACTTCAAGTTGACGAAAGAAGTCAGGTGAAACAATATCATTCGCCCCTGCAAGACAATACCAATCGAGATCTTTTGGAAGTGTTTTGAGTGAGTCGTTGAACTTTTTTCTGAGTACATCGTTGCCGGCGGATTCATTGCAGATCGGCCCTTGTTTCACTTCAACGTACCTGCATTGTGGCCCGTGTTTTACTGCGAAATTCAGCGATAAATTTCCTTCCGATCCGCAGACGTGAACCAAATGTTTCAGTTTTGAGTAGTAACGGAACGTGAACGCATACGGCAGGTTATTGTTTGCACCTCGAAGGTGGAAGGGTAGGACAATTCCGATTTTCATTTGTTCAATTTATCAATTAAATGCTGATTAACTTTTATGAACTTCGCGGGGACGCCTGCCCATGTTTGGAAATAACTTTTTGTCGTTCCTTTAAAAAAAGATGATGCTCCGAGCATGGTTCCTTTATGAATTAAAGAAAATTGATGTACGGTCGCATTCAGGCCGATTGTGGTATTCTCATAGATTCTGCTGAACCCTCCAATCTTAGACCCGCAGCTAAACACACAACTGTTGGTTATTTGGCAGTCATGCCCGATGTGTGACCCCTTCATGAAGGTGTTGTCATCACCGATAATAGTCCAAGCGTTCCAATCGGTTGCCGCGTCAATGGTAACATGACCGTGGAAGATATTGTTATCTCCAATTTGAACCCCTCCACATGGCTCGTCGGGTCTTCGATTGGGGTATTCGGGCGCGCCTCCGATGATGCAGTAAGGCCCGATCCAATTGTTATCCCCAAGAATAACATTGTCGTGTACTATTGCCGTTGGGTGTATGTAGTTAGCCATTTTGCAACTCCTTTATTTCTAAATTAACTCTTGCCATTTCGCGGAATATTTCCTGATGAGATCGGTTTCCAAAGAAAATGTATCCCATGTGAAATTCCCACATTAAATCAACTCGTTGATCGAATAGTTCCTGAAGTCTCAGGGCTTTGTCGTAGTCGCTTTTCATTTTGATTTTATGATTTTAAGTTCTGCCTCATTCATAAACCAAGTTGCCCGTTCAAATGTAATAGACTTACATTTTTTTTCGAGGATTGAATAAGGCCAAATATTGGTAGGATTTTCTCCCGCGTAACTCTTACAGTCGGTGACGTGGATCTCCTGAGAATTAAACGGTACGGGTACGAATCCATTGACAACAAGTTTTACCTCGCTCATGTGGTCAAGGGCGCGTTTACCCTCATGCCTCCAAAGTCCAACCCATTTATCCCTGTGCATTAACTTTGCCTGTCGTTCATTGACAAGATAAGTGGCCGCGTCATTACTAACCACTTCAATCGAATCCGCGTTGTAAGATTTCCCGGAAAGGTGGCATTCGCGAATGAACCTTACTTTTGTTTCAATGCAGGTTTGTCTGACTGCTTCGCGACTAATGTACCTACCCGCCCCGATTAACTTATTTTCGGTCGAATATTCGTGACGCATGGCCTGACCTGATTTTACATCGAGAAACGCACAGGAATTAGTTCCGGCATAGTGATAACCTGACCGAGTGATTAACTTGTAATAATCCGAACTGATTGAATCGTCGTCGCCCATGATGATGAACCCTTGAAAATTGCTCACGGAGTCGTAAGCGTATTTTAACGCGATGTCGAACTTGTGTCCTGCGACATTACGGATGGGGCCAACGGGATGAACTCGGGGGTGTTCTGCCGCCCATTGTTGAACCATTGCCCCATCTTCTGGCGAAGTATAGGCAACGATTAAAGCAAGGTCGTTAAACTTATCTGACAGCCTTTTGAAGCATTCAAAAATCAACGGACTGATGTGGCGTCGGTCGTTTACTGCGGTTATTATTGCGTTCATTTTTTGTCCTTTTCAATAAACCAAATTAGGGATTCTATAAAATTAAACTCGTTTATTACTCTACATGTCAGATCATCATCAAAATGAGGATTGTGATAATGTTGAAATGCATTACATTCCTGAGCGTGTAATCCGGCAAAGTAATAATACAAATGATAAACCGATTCCCTTTGATATTGGTTATATCCATCTTGTTTTTCACAAGCGTAACCAATAAAACCGCGACCACAATTGTTCTGAATTAAATATTTCAGTAACTCATTGTTTTTCCAGTATGGGGCTTTATCGAGTAAATCATAATACTCTTTGAGCCATGTAATGAATAGATCATTCATCGGTTCATTATTTTGTAAATTTCATCTTCAATTATCCCTTCAATCCTTTTGTAATCTTCAATTGAAATACCTTCTCTTGAAACTATCTCAAAGTATATTGTGTGATAATATTTCCCAGTCTCAGGATCAATGAATCTTGTTTGTGTTTTCATCCTTTAATCTTTATTTTCTTTCCAAGTGCCTGTTCAATCTCTGCAATTGTCATTTCAACTGATTCGGGTTCAGAGGCTTGTAGTTCACGGGCGTATTTCCAAATACACGCGCCCATTGAGTGAACGGTTGCTTCAATTGATTGTGCGTGGTCATAAGCAGCATAACCGTTTTTACATTTGGCAAAAACAACTCTTTTGATCCACGATTTTTGATCATCACTCACCTCCATTACTCTCTCTTCCCATTCTTCTTTCTCAAATGAATTCGTAAGAAAGGCGGAGGGAAATTTGTCGTTAACATCAAGTTTGCCATCAACCGTAAATATTGCCAACCTTCGGATATACAGCTGATAAAATATACATCATTCTTCTGTTACTCATTCATCGCCCTCCCCTAACATTGACAACACATCAACAGGTTCAACACCCTTTCGTTTGAGTCCAAAAAGATGGGCGATTCGAAGTTTACGCGGGTCAGCGATTAAATGGTAGCAATGGTGACGTGATAAACCAATTGCCTTTCCGAACTCTTCCACCGTTCCAAATTCCTGTTCAATTAAATCCCGGATATTACGGTAAGGAGACAGCCTTACTTTTGATTTTTCAATGGATTCAATAACTTCAACCACCTCACTCAAAGTATAGGATGTTTGAAGTTTTTTTATTGAAGATAAGTACTCGCGTCCTTTCATTGTGCTATATTGGTGGTGCGAATGTACGAAAAACAGTACACGCGCCAAACATTTGTACAAAATAAATGACCTGTCTCAATGAAGAAATTCAGAAGCACTACAAGATATGGCGGGATTATGCCGTCAGGCGCAAGCGAAGCAAGAACGAAGGAGAGGAGCTACTGCATGATATTCTCGATCGCATCATTCAAAGCGGGACGGCAGAAAGGATCGCGTGTGAGCAGGAACGGAAAGGATCGCTGTTTTACTACGTCAACCGGTGGATATTCCTTGAGACAATGCCCGGAAAGAGAAAACAGACCGTTATCGAATACCGGGATTATATCGAAGAACCACCCGATGAGATTACTGAGTTACCACTCAAAAGCGAACAAATCGACGTACTTGTCAATTGGCTCACACCCTACCAAATGGAACTGATAGAATTAAGAAGGCAACATGGATTCCAAATGAAGACACTTCAAAAGATTACGGGAATCGGAAGGACTACATTAAAAAAAGATTTGGACGAGGCGATAAGATTACTCAAACAATATACCGGAAATGCTACACCTGAGAGTGAACAATGAGATAAGAAAAGAGCGATGGGAGACCTGCAAGGGGTGCAAGTTCTTTGTTGCAGCTACTTCAAGTTGCGGGCCGCTGATTACAGGTCGAACCTTGACACCCGAAGAGACGAAACAATTGGAGGTTCGGCACTACAAAAAAAAGGTCAGGCTTTGCGGGTGTGTGATGAAGGTTAAAACTTTTCTACCCTTCGCAAGTTGTCCCGCAGGGAAGTGGGGAGCAGTTGAAATGAACGGGATCACACCGGAGCACGTGGCCAAGAAACGAGACGAGATCGTTGCTTTTCTGAAATCTATCGACGGACGGCCAACGCTGACGACTAACGAGATCAAAACACTTCTCGGTTTTATTGCCTATCTTTACAACCGACGAGTGGCAATGACAACGTGTAGCTCGTGCATCATTAATTACATTGACGACCTTAAAAAACAGGTGAAGGAACTATGAAAATAGGAATCCAAGCAAATTGAGGTATTAGCACAGCGTTAAAGTTGAAGACATGCTAAGATAGAAATACAATAATGTGACAAAAAACCTACAAAAATGGACGTACTGAAAAAGAAAATGATTGAGGCACTTGAACGCACACTCGGAAGGGTGACAGAGGCAGCCGAATCAATTGACATCGCAAGGTCAACGCATTACGATTGGATGCAAAAAGACCCCGAATACAAAGAAGCGGTTGAATCGATCGGGGATAGGGCCCTCGACTTCGTGGAGTCAAAACTGTTTGAACTGATCGACGGCCCGCAACGTGAGGTAATGACCGACGCCGGAATTCAAACAATAAAAGACACCCCGAACCCGACAGCGTGTATCTTCTACCTAAAAACCAAAGGAAAGAAACGGGGCTATGTCGAACGTCAGGAGGTGACAGGGGCAGACGGAGATAAGGTAATAATTCAAATCAGCGATAAAATATGACAAAGCAAGACGCGCAATTAAAGTTAGAAGCTTACCTAACAGAAAAAACCATGAAACGATTTGCAGCAGGTGTTTCTAAGTGGTTGGAACTTCCGATAGAAGATGAATTTGTATCCCGCGAAATAAAGCATGAAAATGGAAGTACGATTATTGAAGATTGGACTTTCCGTGGACTGCTGAAAATAGCTTACGATCTATGAACATCAACATTCCAAGTCACAGGTCAATCACCGTGCAAGACTTTATGAACTACAAGTCCGCACCCGATGACGTGGCAAAAGTTGTTTTGATTTCGGGATGGGAACGGGACAAGGTTTTACAGCTACGCCCCGACACTATCCGAACCACAATCGAACTTTACGAAGAGCAGCTAACAGCCGTCACCGATTTCCCCAGGACGTTTCGGGTGGGTAAAAAGAAATTCGGGTTCGTTCCCGATCTCGCAGCTATGTCACTCGGTGAATTCATTGAACTCGATTCGCACCTACCGAAATTACAGGCGGGGGATTATTCGAGTATAGATCAGTTTCTCGCGATTCTGTTTCGTCCTGTTAAAATTGAGTTCGGGAAGTGGTACAGACTTGAACGCTATCAACTCGATGAGGTTCAGTACTACATCGAAGCGATCAGACAGATGCCGATTGGAAACATGAACGCAGCGCTCGCTTTTTTTTTGAGTATCGAGGGGCAACTGTTGGAAGATTTCCCGCAATTTTTAATCACGACCATGAAGAAGACACGGACCCAAATAGGCAACCAAGCATAGCGGCATCGTTCGGATGGTTCCATATTTTGAACGCTCTGACGGGTGATGACATTTTAAAGCACGATGCACTATTACAAGTAGAAGCGTATCACTGTTTTACTCAATTAACTTACCTAAAAAAGAAAAACGAGGAAACAGCCCGGCAGATTAAACAAATGAGGCATGAGCATTAACAATACCACATACAACATCATCATTGAGAAACTGAAACAGTTTGCCGATGGTCACTACTTTGTAAGAAGTTTCTCCCATGGTGAAGTAGCAGTAAAAGATTTGGAGTTGAACGGGGAATATCCGAAGATGCACGTCACGCCCGATGTAATTAACTACGGTTCGGGATTGAAGGACTTTAACTTTCGAATCTTTTTGTTCGACACGCCCCGGAGCATTGAAGACAAATCGGATTATCAGAAGGAGGTCATATCTGACTTAACACAGATTGCGGAGGATTTGATGGGTGTTCTTGTCAACGGAACATTTTTCCCTTTCGATTACGAAATGGTGCAGTTCCCGACCGTAACCCCTTTCATTGAGGAGTACGAAAACAAACATACGGGGGTTGAACTGTCTATTGCCATTAGAGTAACCTACCAATACCAAGCGTGTAATGTTCCGGCAAGTTGGGCGCCTGTTCCAACACCCGCGTGTAAACCTGTTACGATCAACGTCAACGGGGAGTTTTACGAATCAGCACCCGCAGGTAGTACGGTAGACATCGACTGCGGTTCGATTGAGTGCGACGATGCGATCGTTGAAAACTCTGACGAAAGTTTTGTTCAGACAATCGCAAGCGGAGGCAGTTACACACTTGAAGATTACACGGTGGAGACATACGTTGACGGAACACTCGAAGACACGCAGACAGCCCCTGCAATGACCAATATTGAAATTAATATAAACTGGATATAATATGCCAACAATTGAAGTAAATATTCCAAGACCTGATCCGATTACCGATATAACAAGGGCGGCATTACAGGCATTAATAGCGGGTTCAACCGTTCAGCCGCTCATGTGGTATCGAATCACAGACGCGACACCCGCACCGATAATAGTTCGGGGAGTAGCGGCAGACGAGATTTCAACCGAAGCGCATCTCGAAGGAACATTCGACGGTTCTACTACTACCTATGGAGGGTTTGGAACGTATGATATAGCGTCAAATGATTTTAAGGGAACTATTTATAACAACTTAAATTCATTTGTTTATAACGGTGTTGAGCCTAGCGTAAATACAATCGGTTCTGCGTGCGGTGGAATAATCTATGATGTAGATTGTGTGGGAAATTCATTAGGAGACTATTGTAGCGCAATAAAGTACTCGCGCGGATGTGTCGGAAATATTAATGGAAATAA